TGTTTCCCTCCTAATCTCGATGTGATTCAGGAACTTTCCCTTAAAACATCTCAGAAGGTGGAGGTGGATTGTTGCGGAGCCTGTGAACCAGGGTTCTATAAAATAATTGGGAAATGGAAGTATAGGATGGCTGAGCCCGTCGAAGTAGATACCGATCATTTAGAGCGATATAAGAAGGCTTTTCGGTCCAATGTTCCGCCTGGGTGGAACAGAGACAAGCATTCTTATATTCCTAACGGGTCTGCGACGTGTCATAATCCGAGGACATTAGGTGGTAACTGGAATCGGGAAAGGTTTTCTGAGACTTGTAGTCCTGCACTGGTCTTTTCTAGTGGCAAACCGAGAGTAGTAACTTGCTACTCATCCTACAATAATCAGATCCTTTCTCAACTCCACCAATCTTTGTATACTCGGCTTTCGCGTCGCCTTTGGCTTCTGAAGGGTGACCCTACTTCTGAGCGTGTAGCGGAACTCAACGGCGAAGGGAAATTTCTTAGTTTCGATTACATCGGAGCTACTGACAACATAAAGAAAGAGTACGTACAAGCCGGAATTGAAATCCTGATCGAACAGGCCGACGAGATGAGTGATGATGAAAAGAGATGTTTGAGGGTCCTTGGCAACTTGATCCTTAAGAATCGTGACGCTAGGTTCGAACCAGAGGAAGGTGACCCGGATTTTGGTCCTACCAAGGACTTTTTCCGGGGGCAACCTATGGGGTGCTTCATGAGCTTCCCGTTACTCTGTTTGACGAACAAGACTATCGTCGACATGTCACTCACTGACCTACTCGAGAGGAAGGAAATTTCTTTTAAAGAGTGGACGCAACACCGTTGTCTTATTAATGGTGATGACTTACTGCTGAAGGAGCCTAGTAACAAAAGCGACCTCGCTAGTCGTATTGTTTACAATGGCAGTCAAGTGGGGATGGAGACTAACATGGACAAGTGCCTGAGGTCAGAATCCCTTGCGGAAGTTAACTCAACATTATTTGATAATAGTGTGCACGTGAAGAAGACGAACGCCAAAGCCCTCTACATGAAGGCTGATGTAGAGGATGTCCTTGGTTTAGCTTATGATGCTACGACTACCACCAGTGGTTTTGTCAAATGCGTTAGATCTAACCTCGGAATATTAAAGAAGCAGGAGGACAAGTTTCTTTGGAAACTCCCGTATCCCTACCAGGTGATATGTAGGAAGAATAAGAAGATAAACAAGGCCTTTCGTTTCAAGCCCCTTGATAAGAAGTTCGATGCGTCAAACTACTTTCCTGTCGTTCCCCGGCCTGCCGGATACGATCTCTTCCCTAATGAGGAAAGAGAAATCTTAGACCGTAAGGTCTCTGAGATTAGGGATAACGTAGTGACAACCTTCCTTAACAGGTCACGTTTAGAACAACATCTCAAGGAAGAGAACAAAGAGCGTAAGAGACTCGGCTTACTCCCATTCACTCTCAACAAAAAAATTAGAGTCGTCAGTACCAATATTTCTTGGAGGCGGCTAACAAAGAAAAAGAGAAAAGAGAGTGATTTTATTTTATCAGTACTCGCCGAGGCTTTCCAGCTCGAGCAGCGTGATCTATTGACAGAGGACATCCCTAGGGATGTCATAGAGTTCAAGAGTGGTACTTCTCGTATCGACCAACTCTGTGAGATCATGCGACCTAAAGCCGGTTCTCAAACGTGTGTGAAATTACCGTCATCATGCGACCTCTCCTACTTGAGGAATCACGTATCCAGCGTGACTACAATCGTAGGAGGGGCCTTCGCCTACTTTAGGGAGTTTCAGTACTTCCCTAGGGTACGAAAGAGCGTGAAATAAAATTGCACATGTGGCTAACTGAGCTGCGAGAACGCAGTAGTTAATCATCCCCCTGCCAACGGGGGGATGTGGTGGTTTTGTGCGG